GCCACCAGCTTGATGCCGCCCTTGGCCGCGGCGCGGCTGGTGCGGCGGTGGATGGACTTCACGCGGCTGTCGAGCTGGTCCATGTTGCGAATGTCCAGGATCACCGCGCGCAGCTCGTAATCCACCCAGAACTGGCGGTACAGGCGCTTCAGCGCATCCTCCGGCGTGCTGCGCCAGCCCTGTTCGCTGCTGCTGCGCGGCACCTCGCCGGTCAGCAACTGCTCGGCCGGCGTGTTGCCGGCGCTGGCGACGCTGGCGGTGGGTTTGCTGCCGAAGAGGCGGTCGATGATGCCCATGGCGATGGCTCCTATGCCGCGTGCGCGAGGAGCTTCTCGCGGCTGTGGCTCGTGGAAAGGATGATGGTGGGCGCGTGCGCGGTGCCGCGCGTGGCCAGCCCCCATACCGCGGCCATGGCGGCGTCGAAGCCGTCGTCGCCCAGTTTCGGGTTGGCCATCTTGTAGCTGCTATAGCTGGTCTTCGTGGGCTTGGCCACGATGTTCGGCAACTGCCGGGCGAACGCGCGCAGGTCGGCGGTTTCGCGGCAGGCCATGTCCTGGTCGTCGAAGTACGGCAGCACCGCGGCGTCGTTGTGGAACACCGTGCGCAGCGCGTGCGCCATCTGGTGCTTGGTCATGCCCTCGAAGCGCATCGGGCTGAACGCCCACTCCGGCCAGGTGCTGGCGGTGCTCTCGCCGTCGCCAATGGCGCGGCGGTCGATGTCGGTCAGGCCCTCGCGGAACAGCTCGTCGTTCAGCGCGGTGAGCATACCCACGCCGAAGGCGTCGCCGATGGCGTAGTCCGGGCGGAAGTACCGCCAGAACGCCACCAGGTCCTTCTGCACCTCCGGCTCACCGGTACCGGCCGGCCAGAACTTCACGAACGGGAAGAAGATGAAGTTGCCGATCTGCTCGGCCACCACCAGCGCATGCTTCGAGCTGGCCGGGTTCTCGCCGTGGCCGGCGGCGTCGTAGCCGAAGCTGAGCACGCCGCGGCGCGGGTACTTCGCGCCGGGGAACGGCTCGGCCAGCTCCAGCCCGCTGCGCAGGCCAAGCTGCATGGCCGCGCGCACCTTGTTCTCCCAGATCAGGTTGCGGCTGCTGATGTTCTTGCACAGCAGCTGGCGGATGTATTCGTCGGGATCCAGCTCGGCCCGCATCTGCTCCATGAACTTGGCGTTGAGGATGCCCAGCTCGATGCCAAGGTGCACGTCCACCGTGGGCAGCACGTGGTACTGCTCGCCGGCGATCATCTCGCTCAGCGTGTCGGCGCCCTTGAACACGCCGGTGATGCGGATCTCCGGCGTGTTCTCGCTGTCGGTGCTGGCGCCAAGGCGGCGCGTGGAGCCCATCATCAGCAGGAAGCGACCGTACAGCCGGTCGCGCGGCATGTCGTCCACCTCTTCCAGGCTGGCCATGGTGAGGTCGCCGCCGTCGACGTTCGCCATGATGCCGTAGGCACGCGCCATCGATCGGTTGGCGTACTGGAAGTAGGTGTCGGCCATCTGCTGGCGGCCGCTGCGGTAGTTCAGCCAGGCGGTGAGGATGGGGCTGCGGCGGATCGCATCCAGGTGATAGTTCAGGTTCACCAGCGACTGCGCCTCACGCGGCGCCACGATGCCAAGCTCCTGGTCCGCCTTGGTGGCCAGCTTCATGTTGTTGTACATCTCCTTCACCGCCGTCTTTCCAGTGCGGCGGCTGCTGAAGTCGATGGTGTTGGGGTGCCGGTCCATCTCGATGCACTTGAGCACCTGCATCGGGTCCAGCGTCACGTTGTGCACGTGCTTGTGCCACAGCGCATGGTCATGGGCGTAACGCATCACCTCGCGCTCGGCCACGCTTTGCAACCGGTAGCGCTCGGCGCGGGAGATCCGCTCAGCCATTTTCGCCAGCCTGCTGCTTGTGCTCGATCAGCACCGGGTCGCGCACGGTGTTCTCGCGGCTGCGGGCGATCAGGTTGCTGAGGTCTTCCAGCGCCAGCGTGGTGCGCTTCTGGTACTCCAGCTGGCTCTCCTGCCGCTGCTGCTGGCCGGCCAGGTAGCCCACGGCATCCTCGGTGGCCTCCTTCGCCTTCGGCGTCATGCCCATGTCGCTCAGCGACAGGCCGATCTTCGCCACCCACTCGCCGATGCGCTTCAGCATCGGGTGCTCGGTCAGCACCATAATGGTTTCGCGCTCATGCGGAAGCAGCTTTCCGCTGTCATCGTCGCGACCACCTATCTGAGCCACATGGAAGCCGCCATCCTTGTCGTAGTACCAGGCTGGCGTCCTGATCGTGCTGCCGTCGCGGATCACGTCCAGGATCATCAGGTTGACGATGCTGCGCAGGTTGGCGTGCAGGTCCGCGTTCAGGTCGTTCAGCAGCTTCGGGTCGCCGGCGGTGAACGCCAGATGGTGGGCGAAGTACAGGTCGACGCGCTTCTGGCAAGCCGTGGCGGTGAAGCAGCTGCTGAAGTATTCGCAGCCATCGCAGTCCGGGTATTTGCCCGGCCGCGCCGGCCAGTACGTGGCGGTGCGGGCGTTCAGCCCGTGCTTCAGGCCGTTGAAGCGCGTGCGTCGAGCCTCTTCCGGGGTGGGGTGGCCTTCCAGGTTCTTCGCCGTGCTGGCCAGCCCCTCGGCGGTCTTCGGCCCGGTGGCGTGTGCCCAGGCCTTCAGCAGGCCGCGCTGCTGGCGTTCCTGCTCGCACTCCCGGCCACACTCGGGGCAGGTGCCCACGTAGCGCCAAGGATGCCATTCGTCTTCCGGCGCATCCTCCACGCGGACGGGCTTGGCCTCGAAGCGGTAGTCGCAGTCGAGGCAGTGGAACCGGACATCATCGAGGCGTGGCCGCAGCTTTCCCATGCTGCATGACCGTGTGCGGGCTGGCGCCGCGGGTCAACGGGAAAGCGTGCGGGTGGTGTTCCAGCCGCGGGGCGAACCGGCGGCGCCGGGTGGCCGAATGCAGCCACGGGAACCTCTGGTGCAATGACTGCCGCAGCCGGAAGCTGCTGGCATGGCGCAGGTGGCCGGCATAGCTGGCCAGCGTGGACTGGACGCACCGAAGTTCGGCCGGCGTAGCCCGGATGAAACCGGCGCCGACGTGCCGTTGCTCCCAGCTAGCCAACGCCGATCGCAGGTGGACGGCAACGCGGCGGCGAACCAGCGTATGGGTGGGCCGCACCACGTAGCCGAGGAAGTCGATGCCATCGGCCAGCGGGCGCAGGCGGATGTCGTCCTTCAGCACCAGGTGCAGCTCGCGCTGAAGGAAGTCGGCGATCCTGCGCTGCCAGTCGGCCAGCACCGCACGGTCGTGGTGGACCAGCACGAAGTCGTCGACGTAGCGCACGTACCGCTTCGCGCGCAGGACGTGCTTCACGAACTGGTCCAGGCGATCGAGGTAGATGTTGGCGAACAGCTGCGAGCTGAGGTTGCCGATCGGCAGCCCGCAGCCCGGGGCAGCGTTGGCCAACCGTTTGTGTGCCGGCACCAGGGCGAACTCCGCTGGTGTGCCGCGCATCTTCACCCCGGCGGCCAGCGGCGGCCGGCGCAGCAGTGCATGGGTGGCGCGCTGCATGGGCAGCGGCACTGCATGCCGTTCCAGCACCGGCTTCAGGATGCGCCACAGCGTGGGCCGGTGGATCGAGTTGAAGAAGTTGCGGATATCGAGCTGCAGGTAGTAGCCGCCGCCCTGGCCGCTGTGCACCTGGCGGACGAACTGCTGCACGCGCCGCACGGCCGCATGGCTGCCCTTGCCGCGGCGGTTGGCATAGCTGTCGGCGATGAACCGCGGCTCCCAGATGGTTTCCAGGCGCGGAACCAGCCAGTGGTGTACCACGCGGTCGGCGAAGTCCGGCGCGTGGATCTCGCGCGCCTTGGGCCGCGTGGCCACGAAGCACACGCTGGGCCGTGGCCGCCACGTGCCGGCCTGCAACTCGCGCTGCAGCTGCAGCAGACCATCCGTCCAGCGGGCATCGAACGCGAGCTGGTTGCGGCTCGGCTGCTTTCCCCGGCGCGCCATGCGCCAGGCGTCATGGAGCGCGCGAAGCGAAACTGCCCCGGCGCCCGCCCCCTGATACTCACCGGCCGACACGACACGCACCGCCCGCACGCAGGCCTTGTTGTTGCGGTCGTTGTTGTTGGCATTGCCGTTGTTGAAGTTGACGATCCACGCGCAGGACGGCGCCCACGCTTCCCCGCGAACTTGCGACCTGGGCGAACAGTCCGGCATTGGAGTTGCGCGCCTTCGTCATGGATTGGCCCCTGCGAAAGAGGCGTCGCGGGTACTCAGTATCTGGGCACGCTCCGGCGAGGCATCGCACGCCGGATTCTGGCCCTTGGGGACTTGCAGTTGCCGCCACCAGCCGCCGGCCTGGCGGCCGAGATCCTCGGCCAACCGGATCAGCATCTCGAACTGGCGGAAGCTGGTGAACGCCCGGAGCTGGCTACCCATCTGCAGGCTCAGCTTGATCTCGTCGATCGCCCAGCGCAGCTGGTCGACCCAATGGGCCTGCCGCGGCCGGTCCCGCCATGCCCGGTGACACACGCGCAC